AGCTAGAAATATATTGTTCCCCAATTAATGGAGTTGCACCAGAAGAAACCAGACTGGTATATGCGCCCACTGTTCCAGCACTATTAACTACTGCAACTCTTCCATAATATGTTTTAGGAGTAGAATCAGTAGAGTTAGTTACTGAGATTGTAAATACGTTAGCTTTGTTTTTACCAGTTGCTACTGGAGTTCCCGTTCCTGCAGGGTCGTCATATAGCTGATATGCATATGAATCTAGGTCAATGTCATTAACTGGATTAAAATAAAACATTACTGTTTCAAAATTTGCCGCAACTCCAAAACCAGTTATGGTTGATGGTACGGACAAAACTGCTGGAGTTTTTACTCGTATAGTTTCTGGTAAATCATCTACAGCTACTATCTCAGTATTCTTAGGCTTAAGAGCAAATAGATAGTTAGCGTCTGGCTTAAGTCCGTGTAATTGTTTTTTTAATAATTGTCATCGTATTACTCCGGTGCTCGTAAAAGATATTGAAGGATCTATCTCTTCTCTATTGAAAGAAAGTTTATAATTTTTACTGTACGCATGTTTTGTGATGGAAACTCCAGTTCCACTAGAAGCTTGGTTCTTGGTTGCAAGTACTTCAATCTCATAGGAAAAGGAACCATAATAATCATCATATGCACTTAAGCCCGTAACAGAAGTTTCGGTATTTAAATCTATAGTAAATATTGGAGTGTCCACAACAGCATTTGTACTATAAAGGTCTATTCCATTTGAAGTATAGACTACTGATTGCCCACTTGTTGTTGTAGAGGTCTTAATTATTTTAAGGTTTATCTTTCCTTTGTCTGGACCTTTATCTCCATAGATAATTAGTTTTGGACCATCAAAATTTCCTAGAACTTTTGCTCCTGCAGTTTGGGTTTTTCCATTAACCCATATTCCTGGATCTCCCAAATAAGTAATTTGAGAAACTCGAACATTTGAGGATCCGGCTACTACGGAATGAGAATAATAACTAACAAGATTAGATCCAGAGCCAGTAAGAGATCCCATGAAATTTAAACCAGATGGATTTACTGTTCTGACATAGTTGCTGCCAATCAAGGATATGTACTGAACATTGTCACTATGATAATAAATGTAATATGCACCATCTGGTCTTGACCCTGCGTTTACATTTGTTAAAGATTTAAAGTATAGATTATTATTAGCGTCGATATAAGAGTAAGTAGCAGTCGTCGACGTTGCAGTTTCGTATGTGACCAAATATGAATCTTGATCAAAAGATTGCTGAATAACGTTACTTGACGAGGTAAAGACCTGACCTATATTCAACTCACCTAGTGGAGCATGAATCCAATCATTTACCTTCAGATTATCAGCAAGAGCTGGAAAAGATATTGATCTTCTAATAGGAGGCTTGATGGACGTTGTTAGTCCTGATGTAGTGTAATAATTAAACCAAGACATAGTTACAGCTCTTTGTAAAGAATCTCAAAATCATAAGTGCTAATCTTATCATCATCTACCTCAATTTCAAAGGTGGCACTATATTCGTGTCCTCCACCTATTTTTTGAACAGCGTCAAAACCGGATAATACTAAGTTTGAATATGGTTTATTATCAACGTTATCATAATAATCTTGTCTTGCAGATTCATAATCTATTGAGCTTGCACTTATGGGGTTGCTTCCATCAACAAAATTGTGACTATGATTTGCCAAGCTAACGCCATCTATCTTCGCCCCATTTTGAATAGTTATGTCGCCCTTTATTGTTCCGCCGTCAGCTCTTAAATATTGAGGGTGGGCATCGCCGTCCAGATCATCCAAGTCATTGTGAGAAGACCTAAGATTTTCTCTCTTTGAATTGTCTACATATATTTGATCAAAAATTTCATTATATCTGATTACATCATCTGCTGTTGGAAAAGCTAATGCAACTGTTCTTTGAACCGCAAAAGCTTCTAATTGAATTATGTAATTAATATATCTTCTTTTTAGTCGCAAAAGCTCTAAATAGGCTCTCATTCTTTTGCCTAAATTTATTCTTTTTTCTACAAGATCAGTAGTTACAGAACCAAGGTTACCAACTATTGCATTACTAGCAACTACCATTTCGCCCGTTAGCATAGGTGCGTTCTTTGCAAAAGCAGTTGTATTAATGTCTGTCATTATTGGTTCTATTAATTTAGACTTAAAAGTCATTGCAGGGACTAAGTAATTATTATAAAACATATCACCTAAGTCAACGCAATCTCTTTTAATTAAACCAAGTATAGAATTTATTTCAGAAGAAATTGAGTTTATTCTGATCGAAAAAAACGCTTGAAATTGAGCGGCTTGTTTCTTAGAGATTTGATCCAATTCGGATTGTGGAATTGAGACTGACTCGGTTGTGATTTCCTTGGCAAACTGTTTCGTATAGTGCGTAACTGCCTTTGCCCAGTCTGCGAGGTGTTTTGCGATTTCGCCTTCTGTTTCATCTTTATACTCTTCTCCTAAATAATATATAACTATATTTTTTATTATTGAAACTTCACTATTAATGTAGTTTAGTATTTTTTTTAGACTTATTAAATGTCCAAAACTGGTATGAGAAATAGCTATGTCATATTGCTTTACAAACTCTCTACAAGCTCTGCACTTGTGCTCTTGTGCGTAGGTGTATTGTCTGTAACAAATAAAATCTGGAGCAGACTTTACTTCCATGGTAGTAAATGTGTTGTCACCATCTTGTTGATTTCCATAATACTTTTGTGCATCTTGCCAAACTGCGTTATGGGCAATTTCCATCTCCACAGAAAAATATGCATTGATATTAACCTTAAGTAGGTTATCATCCAACTCTTGAATTAATTTCTTAATAATTTGATCACAGTCAAATATGTAAGATCTGACTTGCCCAATTGGAGTTTGTGAAATGTTAGTATAATTTACTAATTTATTAGAATCTTCTACGCCTGCTTCATTCAGTCTTTTTTCTACAGAGTTAAAAGAAGATACGTCAGAATATGGGTCATTGAAAACATTCTCTACTGCGCTAGAATTTCCCAGTCCATAGTTTGCCATTGTTAAAACACCTGTCTTTTAATTGGTGCACTTGCACGTCTGCTAAAACTTTTTCTCAATGATGTTTTTGCACCCAAAGAGTCTGTTCTGTTTGATACTTTTGTTTTGCTTGCGTCAGTATCATCATCTTCTCTATCGCCACTTCCTGGCATAAAGAACGTATTGGAGAATGAGCTAGTAGTCGTAGTGTACCTTGCTTTGTGTAAATCTCCATAGTTTTGAGTTATAGAAAGTAAAGCTAGGATTAATGCATCGTGCGCGTGATCTTGTGCTGATCCGCCTGCTTCGAATACTGGTCTACCAGTTTGAGTAGTTCTTAATACAACATAAGATATTAATTGCATATACATTTCATTATCTTTTTCCGGAATCATTAATAATTCTTTTTCAAGATATTGTCTTAAGTTATCTACCATGTATGGTTTAATTTCTTTTTTAACAACCTGTTTAGTGTATGGATCTCTTAGATCTATAGACTCTCCAAATCCAACGCCTTTTACTTTTTGTTTTAATCCAGAAAGAGGATTTTCAACACCGTACTTATGCAAAAGCTCTACTTGCACTTCTCCGTAACCTCTGTCTACATAAATATGTTTTGGTATAAAAATATTATTTAAATCAACAATTCTAGAAACTGCTTTAGTTAATGTATATTCAGATCTTTCTATTTCTTCTCTATAGGCAAGTCTGACTTTGTTTCTGAATCTTTCCTCCTCATAGGTGTCTGAGCACACCTCTAGAACAACTATGTTCGTACCTGCTCCGTACTTGTCCCAGTCAACTCCTATGACGTGAAAAGATCTAGCTGACTTTAACTCGGCATCATAATTCCAGTTTGGTTCTATGAAAGCTTTATCAACATATTTTCTTGGGTATACACCTTCTGCGTCTTCGCCCCAGTCAGCTTCAATTTCATGTCTGTATCCTATTTCTGAATACTGTTCCCTAAATTCGTCTTCTTGCTCTTTAGCAAAATATGGGTTGCAATATGATGGAAACCAAAACTCTTTAAATCTTTCTGATCTACACCATTCCCAAAAGCGTTCTCTTCTACCAGTTGGCGTTGAAGCTCCAATCAAAACTTTGTCCGGTTGGTCTTCTGCCGTTTTCTGAAGCATTGCATATAATGCATCAAGGTCATCTGCGTGCATGTAGTCCATTTCGTCAAGAACAATAACGTGTGCTTCCTGACCACGAGCTACGTCAGACTTTCCGCCAGAACGCATACCAGATGTAAAGAATCTAATTGTTGATCCATTAGAGAACTGAATCATGAATTGAGGGCTTGTAACTTTTCTAACTATAGAGTTCATTACAATTTCATTCTTAGATGCAAGTCTTAGAATTTCCTGATAGATTAATTCAACGTGAGACTTCATTGGCGCAATAACAAGACATCTGCCATCTTTATGAGTATAACTATAGTGCAATAGGTAAACAGCCATACTAAATGTTTTACCAAGACGACGACCAGCTCTTAAAACTTTTCTGAGTGCAGGGTCTCTTAAGATTAGAGTTTGATAGACTCTTGTTTCTGCTTGTAAGAATTGTCTTGCCCACACGCACGGGTCTTTAGCTATGTGTATCTGCCTTTGTTGTTCTCCAGAGATTCCAAGATCTAAAAGATCCATATCAAGATCAAATGGTTCGTCAACTAAAAGAGATAACTCTTTATTGGTCAATGGACGTTCTGTTATAGTGCTTCCATCTGCCCAAGTTAGATGATTTAATTTATTTTGAAAAACCCATTCAATTCTATTAATTTGTTTGAATGTTTCTATATCTTGATCTTTTATTATTTCTAATAAATCTTCTCTAGATAGTTTTTCTAAATCTTCTCTAAACTTTTTAGTTTTTGATGATAATGTTGCGCTCATAAATTATCCAAAATGTGCTGCCATCATAGCACCCTCTGATCCAAGTGAGCTTCTTGCATTAAGTCTTGAGTTTTGAATAGCCATAACGCCTCTAGATCTTGATGTCGCTGCAACTTCATTGTCTTTAAATCCTGCTCCAAATAATGGTTTGTTCATACTTCCCTGCATAGATTTTAGCGCATCTTTACCAAAATTGACGCCTCCCATCATCATCTTTCCTACGCCTTTACCAATATCATAGACCATGGAAGCTGTACCAAATGCTCCCAAAGCCTTTCCAGCCATAGGTCCAAAAGTTCCTGCATATTGGCCAGCCATTTTTGCAGCAGTGCCAAATTCTTTTCTAGCAAAAGCATCAGCACCAAGTCTTCCTGCTGCACCTCTGATTGCTCCAACATTATTAGATTTAAGCAGGTTCATTGCATCGTCGGCATAACCTGTTGCCCCATAAGCAGTTCTGCCAATGTGGCCAATATCATCTAGGCTGCTGATTCCTCCACCAGTAAATCCAATTCTGGAACCTTCCATAGCTTTGGCAAATGTATTCGCAACTTTATCAAAACCTTTAGTCCCAGCCATTTCAGCACCTCTTCCGGCCAATGTAGCTGTACTTTCAAAAATTCCTCGGGGAATAAAACCTCTCATAGTTTGAGAGAGTGCTTTTACTCTACCCATATTTTGGGCAGCTGCCCCTATTTGGACGTCTGCTGCTCCGGTTTTAAGTATTCCACTAATAACGTCGTCAGAGATAGAACCAATAGGTCCTATTCCGGTAACACTACTGGCTGCAGATGTTGCATATTGTGTTGCGCCAGTTTTAGCAAATTGAGCTCCAGTTGCTCGACCGAGTTTTATAAGACTATCATCAAATTTAGATAGTTTAGTAGCTGCCCTCTCTGCTCTTCTGGCTATTCTTGCCTCTCCTCTGGTATAACTAGCTGGATTCCTTGGACCTAAAGCTTTAAAAGCATCTACTTGCTTTTCGTAATCCATGACTTTACCCATGGTATTAATGCGACCAAAAAGACCACCGCTATATATTTCTTTTCCAGGAAGTAGTTCACCAGTTGCCGCATCAAAATTATCTTGGTATCTACCTCTGGCAAAGTTTCCAATCCTACCTTTTCCTCTTACTGCTTTGCCTGTAATCAAGTTCATTCCAGTACCAAAAGGTGAGTACACTGAAGGATCTCCTGGTGCTCCTGCTAATCTAGCTACAGAATCAAATCTAAAAAATGTAGCTGGATTCAATGGGGCGTTCATAGCCATGGCCTTTGCTTTTCGCCCACCTCCAAGTGGTTTCTTGCCAAAGATGCTTCTATCATCACCCAAGATACTTCTACCAAATGCATACTGGGTGTTATCTTGCATTGCGTCACCGGCATATGCTCCGGTTCTTCTTCCTAGAAAGTTTTTAACTGCAGCTCTTTTGCCAGTAGCTCCTGAAGCGGTGTCGAGGACACCACCTCCAAACATTGTATTAGAATACCTTTGTGCGTTCCAGCCAACTAACTGAGTTATTCCAAACTGAAATGGCATAGCAGCCATAGCTCTTAATCCTAGTGGCATTTGTTGTTGTGCCGTTGCCTGAGCACTACCTTGAACTTGCTGAGAAAAATTGTCCATTTCAGCCATTAGTATTGACCTCTTCTGGTGTTATGAGCTCCGAGAACAATGTCCCCACTAGCATTCATTCTGTCTGCTGTCATTAGTGATTTATTATAAAAGGGAGATTGATTTAATATTTGAGCATTTGTTTGCGCATAGTTTTTAGCAAACATTAAAGATCCACCTGCACCTGTTACTCTTCCTGCTACGTTTCCAGCAGCTCCGCCAGCAATAGCTCCGATTATAGCTCCTTTAGTTCCCTTTTGTCCATAGCCGCATTAATCCACCACCAACAGCACCAATAGCTGCTCCAGCTCTTCCTACGTTCCTTTGAGCAGTATAGGGGTCAGTGCCACCAACTCCAAATCTATAGGCGTTAGCACCCCTTGCAAGGCTTCCTACGGGACCTCCTACGTTGGCTCCAATCAACATTGAAGGAGTTAGATCTGTTCCAAGTACTTTTTGATCTGCATTTGGATCATCAAAGGCTACATCTAATCCAGCTTTAATGGTTGGTCTTACTACTTCTTTTCCAACACCAGCTAAAAATAATCCACCAAGAACTGCTGCTTTACCTTTTTTAGAGCCCATTACATCTTTAGCTAATTGGCCAATGCCAGATGATCCTATCATAGATAGCATGCTTCTACCAGCATCTATGCCTGAACTTACTGAATCTGCGCTTATTGGCATTTTGGTTATCCTCCGTAAAGATGGTTATATTTATTTGGGCCCATCCCCGTATGCCCAATTTTATTTCTGTCTAAATTTCCAACAACGCCAGCTGTGACTAAAGGATCTCTTCTAGCGCTTGTCTGTTGATTATCTTGTTGAATACTAGAATTTGCCTGCTGAATCATTCCTTGATCTTCATAAGGTTGCTGTTGCATGGTTTGATCATACATTTTATTTAATCTTTGCTTCTTAGCTAAATAGTAACCAGCACTTGCTGCTCCAACAGCAATTGTTCCCAATGCTAATTTTGGTTTAATTTTAGCTAGACCGTCCAAGATAGCGGCATCTCTGCCTGTTCTATTCCTGCCAAACTTAGTTCCAAAGACTCCAGCATCTACCCTGTCTTTATGAAAGATATTTTTTAGCTTGCCCATAAATGTGTCACTAGACTCTGCTTTACCTAAAGCTTGCAAATGTTCTTGCATTAAACTGCCACTTAACTCTGAATTGACTGCAGCAGATTCTGCTCCACCCATGTGAGATAACTGATCTCTTGCTGCTTGCGGGATTGATCCGGAGAAACTAATTGTTTCTTCGCCCATTCTTTGAGTTTGAAAAACCATACCTCTAGCTATGGCAGGTTGATCGTTTCCAATGTCTGAACCAGCCTTCTGTAGAACTGCTGTGATACCTCGTGCTTCTTCGCCTTCAATTGCTCCAATAGCAGGACCAGATTCCATTAATCTTTGTGCTAATCCTTCGGAGAATTGTCTTAACCTTTGTACTACTTCAGGAGTGTTGTTTGCCAAAAGCGCTTTTATTTGACCGGCTTCTTCAAGACTGTAAGACAACCCTTGTTCAACCATCTCTTCAACTGTTAATGAAGTCTTAGCCTTCAATACGTCTAATAACGATTCTGCAAAAGTTCCTGCGTCATCTCTCGCCATTCCTCCTTTGCCAGCAACTAAGTTTACAATATCCCTAGTTGGAGTTTTTACTATAGAAAGAGTAGAAGTATCTAGTCCAGCTTTTTTCCAAAATGCAGAATCTACCATTGGAACGGACTTGCCGCCCTCGGTAATTCTCATTTCAGAAAGGACTGAACGAGATATTAATGGCTTAGTCGGCTGCATTGTTTGAGTACTAATTAACCTAGTCTTTTTGATTACCGGAACATGAGATACAGTTTGTTCTGATAAATATAATGAACTATCTGTTGCTCTTAAGTTGATTGAATCTATTTGTGCCTGTGGCATTGTAGAAACAAGAGCTTCAATTTGCGCATCGGTCATAATTCTACCTTCTGCTACTGCTCTTTGTGCTTCTGCTTTTTTAGCTATTTCTTTAGCCATTTCACTCATATCACCTTGGTATGGTACTGCAGAAGTTAATGTAGAGATGGCAACAAAGTTAGATCTCATAACTGGATCTAGAACGGCTAATCCTGCTCCTCCTTGATATATAAGATCTTGTGCTGTTGCCATAGATGCAGCGTTTGGCATTTCAAAACGATATAACATATTGTTCACAAGTTTTCTTGGCCCTGATGTTACTGATTCTGGCCTGTCACTTAAGTGTGGAAAACCTATATGTTTTCTAGTAGTTGTCATTGCCGCAACAAAAGCATCTTCGTCTGCTTCAGTTGATAAAAATGCTCCTGGTCCTCTAGCTATCGTTGAAAGACCAGAGAATCTTGATACCGCTGCTAAAGTAGAGTTCATCTGACTTGCTTCTGCAACGTTTATTCCAGTAGAAATAACGTTTGGTCCATATTCCGTATACGTAGATCCATCTTTTGCCGTTTTGATTTCTGTTTCTGACATTGCTCTTCTAATTACATTTCTGGCATCTTTTGCTGAAGACATGCGTTGAGGCGCTCTTCTTGGATCGGAAAAGACTTTTTCATATGCACTTATTTCAGGATTATAATGTAGAAATCCCTCTACTTGTCCAGTTGCGCTATCAATAATCTTGACTCTTGCACCGATTAATGTTCTATCTGAAGCACCAGACGGATCAGTTAAAAAATCAAATACCTGATCTGAAATTTCGCCCATGCTTGCTATATTAGAAGTTGGTACAGTAGCAGTTGCTCTACTGACTGCATCTAATGCAGAAGCTATGCTTTGCCCTCTAGTCGTTGATAGATCTGCTCTTTTAGAAGGATTTTGAATATCTAAATCTCCACTTACAATACCCCTATAAATTGACATAGATAACTGTGCGTCTAATTCAGAGATGTGAGATCCACCAGCTAAATCTAGTACAGCTTGCCTCATAGGAGTGTTGCCAGCAGAGTCCGTGAAATCGTACATTTGTTCTAATACATTAGTTGACGTAACTACATTTTCAATACTGAAAGGCTTAACGCCTTCTCCTACTATGCCAGCTTTTGCTAAACTTTCTGGAGATAAAAGAGAAGTTAGTCCACGTTCTATTATAGTTTCAGGAGTCATAACAAGAGAAGCCATTCTGTCTCTTACTATTCCAGATAAATATTGCCTAGACATTTGAGTAACATCTATCACACTATCGCTAGCAGCTTTTTTTTGTACAGCTTCTATTATTCCTCTGGCTTCTGGATTTTCCATGAACTCTGGTATTGCAGATGCTGTAGCTAATAACCTTGGTATGTCAAAATTAACAAAGTTATTACCAAGCAACATTGTGTCTGGGTCAGCTATTGACTGAAGGTACTTGGTTAGTTCCGCTGCTGAATCAATTCTTCCTTGTTTGGTTGTAAGATCAAATATTCGACCAGCACCTGAGGACATACCTCCTCCGGGTAAGAGTCTTCCACTTTCTATGTCAGCTAAACGTCCTCCCAACTGAACTGCAGGAAGACCTCTTCTTTGACCCCTTGTTAGAGTCTGCATTTCTGGCAGTAACATATGAAAGTTAAAAGTATCTGATGGGCTAGTGCTTTGGCTAATACCTTTTAGAGCTCCAGCAACATCTGTTGCTGTATCGGTTGGCATTTCGTACGTTTGCCCAAAAACAGATCTAGCTAAGTCATACGGACCAACTCCACCTGTCTCAATGTCAGAAGTCATTATTCTCAATCTTCTTCCATTATCAATTGCTTGCTGTACTACTTCTTGGGGGTCTCTCCTAGAAATCATTGTTTGCAAATATTCAACTGTTGGGATAGCACTGGAAGAAACTGACATAGCTTTTTCTCCAACTTTTTCATTAGAGACTGAAACAGCTCTACCTGACATTAGAACTGATAATGGATGGTTAGAATCGGGCATGTTGTATAAAACACTTTGTGATCTAACGTTTCCTGATGGAATTAAGACTGATGGAAACCCAACATTTTCATTAAGTCCACCCATAGTTAATTCTTGCCATTGATCATTTAGAGCGTTTCTAACCTGTCTATCTGATATCAAACTGAGATTCATAGTTGGAGCTGACATTGCGGTTTGAATTGTTTTATTTTTTTCAAGAGTTGAAATTGGCATTTCCAGTTCTGCTTCTAATGCTTTTCCATATGAAGCTTGAAGGTCTTTTAACCTTTCCATTACTGTATCCCCTGGGTGCAAATCCGTAGGATGCATGTCCAATACTGCTGAAGATAACACAGGATCAACACCGATCCTTGCATTTCGCATTACCTTTTCTTTTATCTCTTCTTCAGGTATATGAGGAAACAATCTCTTGTACATATTGACTAGATCGTCTAATTTACTCATCCTTTATTTCCTGTGATTCAATATAATCGTCTACCTCATAAGTTCCAAGTTTTTGTTTAAGAATTTTTTCTCTTTGATTTTCTATAGATTGAACTTTATTGATAATATCTGAAATTGCTTGTGCTGTATCAAGTTGAACTTGACCAACTTTAGCTTTAGCTTCTCTCGTTGCAAGTAATTGATTTCTAAGATCCTTGCGACGCTTGTGTAGCTTGTCTTCTAGTTCTACAGCTAAATGTAATTCTTTCTTAAGTATTGGTTGACCATCTTGATCTATTCCAATAACATTTTCTTGAATGAAGTGTTCTTTGGCAAGTAGTTTTGTTTTTCTAATGTACTGAACTTCTTGGTCGACTAAATCTCTAACCATTGAAACTTCTACCAAGTTGTTAGGATTAACATCTAGCTGCTCAAGATATTCGGCAGTAAATTGAGAAACCATCGACATCTCTATTGGGCACGGGTTATTCTTTGGAGCAACGTTTTCTTTCAACAATGGACATGTTGAAGCATATACACATCTCTCTGCTTCACAATTCATTGGAATTGAAGAGAACATTGCAGTTCGTGTTTTTTGTGGCTTAACCAATTCTATAGCTTTATTTATCTGTTCTTCATTCCAGTGATCCGGAAAAAAAAGATCTGGTCTTAAAGACTCAAATTCTTTCATGAAACCATTCTTATTATTTGCTTTTTCTATATTAGACATTAAAATCAATCCACTCTGTTGCATAGAAACCATTGTTGTCAAAGTGTTCTATCATAGAACTTTTACATTTAGTACAATAATATTCTTTTGTATATATAAATTCAGGTTCTTCTATGAAAAACTCTACAATGTTTTCTAACTTGAAATCGCACCTTGGACATAACACATCTAACGATCCATTAGTATTTCGTTAAGACTCTTTTGAAGCTTTTGTACTATTTCTAAATTGTCTGCTGCGTTAATAAAGAAGCCAACTTCCTTCATCTCGTCGGCAGTTAACGTTGAGCTAATTATAAATCTAGCACCTTTACAAACATCACAGTATAGTTCTTTTTCGCTTAAAGAACAAATACATGGGTCTATTATATTAAAAAACTCAAGAGCTTTAGCTATTTCAAACCAACGTGCTTTAAACATTTTTTTAGTCTGTTCTTTATAGGCTCTTAATTTATGTTGGTCGTTAGACAATAATGTGCCCATGTCCAAAGACTGTTTCATCAAATCATTAATAGTTCTATATAAAAAGTTAGGCAGCTCAAAATCACCTGACTCATTAATAAAACTTTCCCAATTAGTCATATTACATTGGTCTTCCATTTTGGGGAACTGGCATAACTGGTCTCCTTGGATTATATCCACCAACTGGCTTTTCTCTATTGGCTCTACCCATGAGTGCCATAGCAGCAGCTCCGCCAACTACTCTTTTGCCAGTTTTTATTTGTGATGCTCTCGTAGCTGCAAGTCGTGTCGTTGCCGACCCTCTCATTCCAGCTGGTGCAGCTGGTGCAGCTGCTTTAGTGCCATGAAGAACTGTTTGAGCCATGGTGCCAACAGACCTATACATTGAATTAAATCTTGCCATCTTAGTAGTTCCTTATCCCAGTTGGTCTACCTGGCATACTGTCTAATCCAGATTTTCTTCTTCTCATCATGGCACCTGCGCCAACTACGCCAGCTGCAACTGCAGCACCTTTTTTATATCCCATGCTTTTTATTCCACTTTTAGCTTGTCCCAAAAGACCCATAGCTCCGGATGATGTACCTACTGCTCGCATTGTTGTCTCCTAATTTAAACTATTTACCACTTAATAGTAACTATGCTTCTTTTATTAAGTCCTGTTTTTTAGATGGCTTAATTACATTAAACTTAAATACAGAATCTTCATAGTCTATTTGAAATATGGATCCTCTTGGTGTTGGGTTGTCCATTATCGACTCTGCTAGCTGAGATTCTATTTTATCTCTTCTTATTTGAGCTAAACCTCTAGCTCCCTTGATTGAATCTATTCCTTCTGCAATCAATCCAGAGATAACGTTATCGTTATACTCCATTGAAAAGCCTTTTTTGGAAAGTTTCTCTGCTATTACCGACATCTCCAGCTGTGCTATTCTTGAGCAGTCTTCGTCTGATAGATAATTAAATATAACAGTTTTGTCTATTCTATTTAAAAACTCTGGTTTAAAATGTTTTTTAACTGCGTCGTTTGTATTTCTCTCAACGATCGATCTACTTGGTACTATCTTTGTCCCAGTTTTGTAATTAACATTGTTGGTGAATCCAGCTCCGCCAGAAAGTAAATGTTCAGATGTTTTATCATTTCCAAGATTTGTGGTCATAATAATAATTGTATTTTTAAAGTTTACAATTTCACCTTTACCATCAGTTAACACTCCGTCATCAAAAACTCTTAAGAATGTATTCCATAGATCCGGATGAGCTTTTTCTACTTCATCAAGAAGTATTACAGTATAAGGATATTTCTTGACTAGGTTAACTAACTGCCCACCTTCGTCATGACCTACATAGCCGGGAGGAGAACCTATTAGTTTCTGATTCTCGTGCTTATGTTGAAATTCTCCACAATCGATTCTAACCATTGGATAATCTGACCCAAATAGATATTTATGAAGAGCATTAGCTAGATGCGTTTTTCCAACTCCAGAAGATCCAGCAAATAAGAAAACACCCAATGGTCTATCTGGATCATGTAATCCAGTCTGAGATCTTCTTAATGCATTTATTAAAGCACTAACAGCATGCTCTTGGCCAATAATATTATTCTTAAGATAAGGCTCTAAACCAAGGAACTTTTGCTTAGTAATCTGCTTAGACTTAACGTCTGGCTTTTCTTTAGCATTACCTGAGATTGGTAGATCGTTTTCATCTACTTTAGGAAATTTACCTCTAAAGTTTTTAATTGTATCAAGGAATGCTTTAGAAGCTATATCATCTTCGTCATCAAATAAAAATGGATTGATATGCATTGGTGCATCATAGGCAATGTTTATCCATCCGGTCTATATCCAAACCTGGGTTTAGCATAACGCAGCCTGCGTATATTGCATCTAAGCATTTCTCAGCAGATTTGCGTGACATTGCTCGTAAGCATTCAGAGATTTCATTCTTTAGGTTAAAAATAAAATGCTCAATAACCTTCTTCTTAAATTTTTTGAACTCTAATTCAGATTCAACTTTAGGACATGAAGATAAGAAAGTCTGGATCTCTTCTGGGTCCAAAACTTTAAACT